CGATCACTATCCATTCAACTTCAACAACCTGAATGGGTATCTGTGGGTGCCAACTCCAGACGAAAGAATCTTTGTTCCGGCCTCAACGGTTTGGTGCGTTCGTCTTTTGGCGAGTCCCGGCACAACGACAGGCTGGACCATTTGCATCACGCTCTGCGAAGAATAGTCTTCAATGGCGCTTTATTACCAACCGCCGCCGCCGCAGTCGCCTTCGAAGGTTGCGGCGGTCCTGCCCAAAAGTTATTCGCTCACTGCTGACGTAGCTACTTTTGCACTCACCGGCACGGCGACAGGCTTAACGACTGCCCGAAAACTTACCGCCGCTCAATCCTCATTTACGCTGACGGGCAACTCAACTGGACTCTACAAGGGATTCAAGATTGCGGCTGCTCAAGTATCGTTTACCCTCACCGGTGAAGATGCGAGTCTCCTTGTCGCTCGAAAACTAACAGCACAACAAGCTTCATTCACTCTTACCGGGAACACTACAAACCTACTCTTCGCCCGTATCTTCTCTGTCACTCACGGTTCATTTAGTGAAACAGGGAATGATGCAGGGCTGTACTTTGGGCACAAGCTTTCGGTAGCTCAGGCTTCATTTACGTTAACCGGAAACGCCGCTGCACTTCTGCGCACGTATATCTTCACGGTTGATCAGGCTTCATTCTCACTTACCGGAAATGATGCAGGGTTACAAAAGGGATTCAAGCTCACTGCCGACTCCGGTTCGTTTGTACTTGCAGGCGAAGATGTCAGCCTGAAGTACGCGCGGGTTTTTTCCGTCACCCAGGGCTTGTTTGCATTAACTGGAAATAGCGCAGGACTTCTGAAAGGCTTTGCACTCCAAGCAGATCAGGCGAGTTACGCATTAAGCGGACAAGATGTTGGGCTTCGTGCGACGAGATTACTACCAGCAATTCAAGCCGGGTTCACGCTTACAGGTGAAGACGCGAATCTTGTCTACACGCCCACTGGAGACTTCTCACTGATCGCTGACGTTGGAAGTTTTACCTTGTCAGGTGAAGACGGTGCGCTTCGTGCTGATCGAATACTCGCGGCCACAAAAGCAGACCTTGCCTTAACGGGCATCGCTACAGGTTTACGTGCGGATAGAACACTGTCAGTCACACACGGCAGCTTTTCGCTTTCAGGTCAATCTATCGGTCTCGCTGCTGCGCGAAAACTCGTTGCTGACCATGCGAGCCTTACGCTTACCGGAACAACCAGTGGTTTGCGGGCAGACCGAACCATGTCTGTTTCGCATGGGAGTTTCCTGCTCACCGCCAACGACACGAGTCTGCTACTCGGGCACAAACTCACCGCTCAGTTTGCCACCTATTCTCTGACTGGAAACACAACCGCACTCACTGTTGCACGAAAGATCTCCGTCACCCACGGATCGTTTGCTCTGACGGGGAACGCCACAGGCTTGCGATCGGCGCGACTACTGACTGCTGAATATCGCAATTTTGCGATAACCTGCGCAGACGCGGATCTCTCACGCACTCGTGTTCTAACTACCAACGTTGGGTCATTCAATCTCACCGGCAATGCGACCTCATTAAAAGCCGCGCGATTGCTCAACGCTGAGGCTCGCACCTTCACCGTCACGGGTTTTGACGTTGATCTGTTTCAGTTGGCGAATCCTACTCTGCATACGGCAAGCGGAACATTTGTTCTCACGGGATCGGATGCTGAGACTCTTTATAGCAGAGTGTTTTCGGTTAACTTTGGCGAGTTCGTATTAACTGCTGAGAAGGCTAGGTTGACTCTCTTTGGCGGTTCACCTGCGCCAACGGAAAGGTCTTATGATGTGCTCTCAGATTCCCGGGTTATTATCGCTCAAGCCGAGCGGCGAGTGATCGACTCACTTGATGATCGCGTTTATTCCTCGCTCACAGAGTCCCGCGTTATTGATTCAGACGCAGACGACCGCACGATAGATTCTCACTGAAAGGTTTCCTCACGATGTCTCGATTAAAACAACAAGATCCGGATGAACGACTGGACTACACCATCAACTACGCCACGAACAATCGATTGCCTTCGGGCGACAACATCATCGATAGCGAATGGATCGTTCCTGATGGTCTCACGGGTGACTCAGAATCCGTATCGGGCAGAAGTGCGACGATCTTTTTGAGTGGCGGCGAAGTCGGCCCTGAATACAAGGTGATCAATCGCTCAACGAGCGCAGCCGGCCGAATTGTTGAAGACTACTTTATCCTTCGGATTCGTGAATCGACCTCAGTTGAATAACCATTACCAGCAAAAGGGAACGACATGAAAGTTAAAGCAACCATCAGACGCATCCGCACCTTAAAGAAGCTCGACGCCTTTGGTCTCTGGCTCGCGAACAGAGGGCATTGGTGGAGTAAAGATGATCGGCGGGCGTTCAATAAGCGTGTTCGTGAGTTGGGCGGTTGAGTAGTTGCCAAAATCGCGGACGAATTATGCGCGAGTCTATCCCACGTTTGGTCAACAGTACCGAACTTGCGGTTTGCTGGCCATTCGCGAAGCATAAACAGAACGCGCTCTTATAGTTAGGTGCCAGTACCGCAAGTACGCTTTCCGATGTCTTCAATCATCACCTCAGCCAAAGAGTTTCGCGCCGAAGTCTTACGCGGCGACAGAGACATGCTGCGCCAGCTTTCAAGTGCGTATTCACTCATCGACAGGCGATTGCGAGCTGACCTGAATGCGCTGACGCGTGACATCGCGGAAGCCCAACGACAGGGGAAAACAGTTAACCGCGACTGGCTCAGACGATCACTCCGTTATCAATCACTCATTCGACAAGTACAGGCCGAGATCGCCAACTACTCAAACGGAGTTTCACGATTCATCGAAACCAAGCAACAACAAGCCATTCAACTTGGACAGTCTCACGCAGTTGATCTTATCCAAACTGCCCTACCTGATATTTCCTTTGCTCGACTTCCAACAGAAGCAATCTCAGAACTTGTGGGAGTGATGCAGGACGGATCACCACTCAGTAAGGCGCTCGACAAGCTAGGAGCTGAAGCGGCGAGAGACATTCGAGAGGCGCTGATTACGGGATTAGCTTCAGGGCACGGCGTTCACAAGATCGCGCAATCGATCAGGCAGGCGATTGATGTTCCGCGGTGGAAGGCGCTTCAAATCTCGAGGACTTCCGTGCTCAATGCTTATAGAAGCGCAACCTTACAAACATATCTTGAAAACAGCGATGTGATCGGATCTTGGACCTGGATTAGTGCCCAGTCGCTCAGAACCTGTCCGAGTTGCTGGGCGCTTCACGGTAAGGTGTTTCCGGTGACGACTACCTTCTTTCCAAACCACGTTTCTTGCCGCTGTACCAGTATCCCGAATATCAGAGGCGAAAAGAGCAACGTGCAATCAGGCACCGTTCTATTTCGTGAGCTACCGATTTCGCAACAACAAGAAATCCTCGGCCCCGGACGGTTCGAGATGTGGGCCAACGGCGAAATTGACTCCCTCATGGAATTCACGATGCTGACACGTGACAAGCAATGGGGACCGTCATATCAGGTTCGCCCTCTTTACCAATTAAAGAAGCGAAGAGCGGCATAGCATTTCGCTCTTTCAGTGCGGCGATCACCTTACGAGCACAATCATCAGGTGATGCGTTGATCTCATCTTCACCAAGCCTCAACATGGCCCATCCGTGACGACGAAAGTAAGTGTCTTTGGCCTTGTCGCGCGCCTTCATTCGTGGCAGGTTGTGCCAATACTTGCCATCGCATTCGACAATCAATCTGTGTTCGATAAGCGCGAAGTCAACCATGTACCACTCAACCTCGTGTTGACGGACGGGTGTTAAGCCTGCCCGCTGAAACGCGTCAGCCATCTTATTTTCAATGCTACTGACGCGTGGCTGTGTTCGCTTTCCGAGAATCGCGGAACACCTTCGAGAGCATGCACGAAAGCGAGAAACCAAACAGGGCTTAACAAGACAGACCTTGCGGCATATCTCGCAAGCCATCGGACGCTTTTCTTTGAAGAGCGGGTGGTTGCGACCCACTACAGTTCTCGCGGCATCGCGTTTCTCACACTTGATCGAGCAGTGTCGCGATTTTGTCAGAGCTTTCCAATCGTGCTTTTGAACGATCCTTCCGCAGAGCGCACACTGTACCGTGCGTATCTTTCCCGCCCCGTTCTTATTAACTGAATCCGAGCAGTTGCGCGAACAGTATTTGCCCCAATACGAGCGGTTCGTCTTCCGCTTTGGCCGAAAGAGTTGTCCGCACTTCACGCAGGGTTTTAACGGAATGGGCTTAGGCTGGCACTGCCGCTTTAGTTTTGTCGCGCACCTGATTGAGCAACATATGTCCGGTCTGTGTGGCAGTCGTGTAAAGGTGATGTTGCAGACGGGGCAAGTTCGGAAGTCACGCTTGCGTTGGGCCTCATCTCGGCAGGCGCGACTGCAATATCTGGCCGTTCGATGTCTCTTCCTGAATTGAGTGCAACAGATAAGACACGTTTGATTTGGTGTGGTAAGTTTAGGTCTAGCCATTGCCGTTTGTGCTCCATCACAAAGGTGGTGGTTAGGCTCGTTCGAGTGCGTCAACGCTCGTTCGAGCCGCTGTTATTTTAACACGTAAAGACTGGGGCGGAGCATATCAGGTTAGACCGTTGTGGAAGATGAAAGAACGGAAGAAAGCGGCGTAGAGCCGCGATTATGACGCCCAGTCGCAATTTGAGCAGAGCGTTCGGTAGGGCGCTTGGCACGGGCCTTTGTTGAGATTGGCCTCGCAGTTTGGGCCGCAGTTCCATTCGTGATAACACTCACGGCAGAAGTGGCGACGAACGTTAGGAATTGGCGTCAGCGAAACCACGCCGTTGCGATCTGCGAGCGGGATAACGATTGGTCCGGTGTGGGTTTCGATGAACCTCTGTGCGGCCTTAATTCCACCCGCAAAACCTTCATTGTATCCGTCGCGGCGTCCGCGTTGATAATCGATGCTCTCTCGCGTTGTGTGTTCGTTCATTCTTTAAGATGAAGCAGAGGAAACGGAAGCAATGAAGTCTTTGGCCCAATAGTGAACCAGGCGTCGTGAGACCTTACCGAATCGAGAATCCATGAATGGGTTGTGACCGATCAAATAACGACGTCCATCGATCTCAGCAATATGATACTGGCGTCGTCGCCATCGCTTTATTCCTGCGAGAGCTTTAGTAATGAATGATCGTCTGTTCATTTGGTTTCTTCGTCGCGTCGATTAGCATTCTGATTCCTAAGAGTAAATCCCGCACCGTACAAGTCGGACTCATCCGCCACTTCTCAAGAACAACATCAACATCGCGTTCGCTGAGAGTCAAGCCAAGGTCGTCGGCTTCAAGGCGGACCAGTTCGCGATCTGTGATTCGCCTCTTCACTCTCCAATAACCTCCGGCCAGTCCATTGCTTCTACTTCTGCACGGATGCGGCGAACTCGCGCGATATATTCCACCGTTGCGCAGCGTGGACAGCCCTGCTTCGGATCCGCTGACCGCCAAAAGACGCCACAGTGACATTCAATCATGTGTTCGAGTTTAAAGTCATCGGCCACGGCGATAAACCTCCGTCTCGCATTCTACCTGAATCTCACAAATCACAAGCTGGAAAATTCATTCCCTGATCATTCTGCCTGAACGCGCAGAGCCTCACCCTGTGCCCTCACAAATTCTTCCGATGCCAGGCAAAGGAGCTTAATGGATATTCAGTTTGAAGTTGACTCACTCGATACGGTCGCAGATGAGTCGCTAAAGTCGGTTTACGTCGAACGTGATGGCAAATTCCACTTCGACCCTGACAAATACGCAGAAGTAAAAATCCAGTCCTCGGGACTGAAGAAAAAGAACTCAGACCTGATCGCCAAAGAAAAGGCTCTGAGAGAATCTTTGAAAAAGTTCGAGCCTCTGGGCGATTTCGACCCGGACGACCTGACCGAGTTTCAGACGTGGCGCGAGAACAAAGACAAAACGCCGCCACCTGATGATAAGTCGGGCAAAGGATCTGAAGAGCTTCAGGCGCAGTTTGATAAGGCACTCGGCAAAGAAAAGTCGAAGTTTGCCACCGAACTCGCCACTCGTGACACGAAGATCGACGAACTCACGCGCGAGAACAAGCACTTCAAATTGACAGTTCCTCTTCGCGATATCGCAGTCAAAGCAGGCGTGATCGCAGATGATCTTGACCTAGTTCTTCTGGACACCGCAAAGCGGTTTACGTTGAACGAAGACGACAAGATCGTGGTGCTTGATGAAGACGGTGATCCCACGGACATCACGCCGCAGAAGTTCTTCGAAACGCTGTATCGCGAGCAGCGTCCAAAGTTTTATGCAGCCTCAGGCGCTGCGGGAAGCGGTGCGCCAAGCTCAACCGGATCGACTGGCGGCAAACGAACGATGCGACGGTCAGAGTTCGATAAGATGCTTGTCTCCGATCCACTACGGGCCAACGCTTTCCTGAAAGAAGTCAATCAGGGCAAAGCCGCTCTGGTCGACAACTAAAAGCGGTTAGGCCGCTCACGAATTCTCACAAACGTTTCCAGCTCTCACTGATGAGGTCGGTGATGAGATAGCTCATTAACCTTCTTTTCAATTCAGTAGGAGAAATTCTCACCAATGGCTAATACCCTCACCAGCCTCATTCCCACTATGTATGAGGCTCTCGACGAAGTATCGCGCGAACGCGTCGGCTTCATTCCGGCGGTAAGTCGCGATTCCAATGCAGAGCGTGCCGCGCTCAACCAATCCATCCTTGTCCCGATCGTTCCTGCGACCACGGCAGAAGCTGATAATACTCCAGGTGTAACCGCACCGGACACCGGCGATCAGACCATCGGCAACGTCGAGATCACCATCTCGAAGTCGAAACACATTCCGGTTCGCTGGAATGGTGAAGAGACGCGCGGCCTTCTGAACGCGGGCTCTTACCAGTCCGTCAACAAGGATCGGTTCAAACAGGCATTCCGGCGCTTGGGCAATTTGATCGAAGTCGATCTGGCTTCGAGCTATAAGTACGCTTCGCGCGCTTACGGCACGGCCGGACAAACTCCGTTTGCCACTGCGGCCAGTATGGCTGACTTCGCCGGCGTTCGAAGAATTCTCGACGACAACGGCGCGCCTGAAGACGATCTGAGGTTGATTCTGAGCAACGCGGCAATGGAGAAACTCCGTGGCGTTCACTCGGAACTGTTCAAGGTCAACGAAGCCGGCACCGATGAAATGCTGCGCAACGGCATGGTGACTCGGTTGCAAGGTTTTAATATCGGTCAGTCCGGCCAGGTTGCCACTCACACTCACGGCACCACCACTGACGCGACCTTGACCTCGACCGACTACGCAGTTGGATCGACCACGTTAACTCTCGCGAGCGCTGGCACCGGCACTATCGTTGAAGGCGACATGGTCAACATCGCGGGCGAGAACAACGGTATTAGATACGGCGTTCGCACCGGTGATGCTGATGTCTCGAACGGCGGCACCGTGGTTCTGAACAACCCCGGACTCACGATTGCACAGACTACTAATACTTCAGTCATTGCGCCGACAGCAGCCAACTTCTCTGCAAACCTGGCATTCCACCGGTCAGCGATTCAGTTAGTGACTCGCGTTCCCGCGAAGCCGGAAGGCGGCGACTCTGCTGATGACGTTGCGTTGATGGTTGATCCTGTCACCGGCATCGTGTTCGAAGTTGCTCTCTATCGCCAGTTCTTGCAGAACGTGATCCACGTCCGCTTGGCTTGGGGCTGGAAAGCGATCAAGCAAGAGCACATTGCAGTGTTGCTGGGATAGTTCTGAAGTAACGATGGGCGGGCCATGTGCTCGCCTGTCGACCTCACAAAATGAATCCCTCACAAACAGTCAAAATGTATGGGCCATCGATTAGCGATCCGTCCCGGATTGTTAATCGTGATGTCCCGGCCCGTGACGAGCAGGCTTATGTTCGCGCCGGCTACAAACGAGGATCGATTGAAACAGCCTCAGAGACGCCAAAGCAGCCGCTGTTTACAACTGAAGAGGTCTCGTTAGAAGAGCCGGAAACGGTTGTTGAAACAGAACTGGCCGAAGACAAGCCTGCTAAGCCTCGCAGGAAAAGGGTTCAAAACTAATGCAGTGGAAGAACACGGAAACTCCGACCTTTGCGGGCAGCGATGGCACAAGCATCACCGGGCCTGATGTTGTTGAGACGCTTGATCTGTTGGATCGTGACGGAAATGCTCTCGCGACTTTTAGCAAAGCAGTTGACGGCAGTTCTTCACTTCAGCTCGAGGGCGGGCTGAATGTTGTCGGTAACTTGGAAGCCCCGATTGTTGGCAACACCGATCCGTATTCGGACTCGCACTCATATCAGCCAGTCGGGCCGGATCTGACCATTGCCGCAACTGCTGGCAGTAACGATGGCACAAATCCAAAGTTCCTGGCGGCGGTCATGGGCAACCTGATCGGCGACACCCCGACAAACGACTCGAACTATTTGGGTGGAGTAATCGGCGCCAACAGTCTCGACTGTTCAGCAAGTGATTACCCGACCTTTGGTGTTTTGGGCCTGTTGTTTGATGGTGCCCAGGTTGACTCGATTGTAATGGCTGTGGTTGACGGTGACGACAACTCCGGGAATCAAACCAATGCTCGAGCGGCTTTTGGTGTTGCGGTCAACAACAACGTGGCTGGCTCAGGTTGCGAATACGGTCTGAGTCTCTACGCGGCTCCGAATACAAACTACGGCGGGACACCGCTTGGTTTTGTGCCTTCGAAAGCCGATCTCGAGTTCAGCAATCAACAGAGGCTAGTTGCTCTGACCACAGCAATCACCGCCAACTCAACGACCACGGACGCTCCCGCCGGATCCATCGGCATCACTTCTCACGCGACTGGCCGTGGCAAGTTGTTCACGAGTGACGGTTCGAAGTGGCAGTTTGCCGTAGTCGCGTAATGACCAAAGAAGCCTTGGAAGAAAAACTCGAAGGCTTGCGAAAGCAGGAAGCTCAGGCGATCGCAAACTTCAATTCGATACGAGGCGCGCGTCAGTTCTGCGAGCACCTGATCGCGGAGTTGGGCAAAGAACAGGAACCCTCACACAACGATGGCTCTTGATGCAACAATCGGAGGATCCACCTCAAATTCCTATTGCTCTTTGACTGAGGCCGAATCCTATTTTGCTGATCGGCTGAATTCTTCTGAATGGACCTCAGCGTCTCAGGGAACAAAAGAGAAGGCCCTGATCACGGCTACGCGCCGGATTGATGAAGAACAGTTTCGTGGAGTGAAAACTTCAATAACACAGGCGCTCAAATGGCCGCGTGTTGCTGTTTACGACGAAGACGGATTCCCGTTCGAGTCAGACACCATTCCCGAACGGGTCAAGCAGGCAACCTTCATCGTTGCGCTGGAGTTACTCAGGGCTGACTTCCTGGCTGAAAACTATATGGGCAACTTCTCTTACTTCTCAGCCGGCGCGGTGCAGATCAAGCAGTTCACTCAGACTTCTGCCGGAAGGTTACCGGCTGATGCCTTACGTCTCCTGCAACACCTTATGACTGCTGGGAATGGCGGTCGATTGGTGCGCGCATGACTACGCCTCTCGGCATTGCCTTAAACCAGTTAGCGACCTTCTCTGACGTGATCCTTGAAACGGTTTACCCGGATGTCGGTCGCGTCGAAAGACCGCAATTCAACCCGGCTCCGGAATACTTTCCGGTTGCAGATTCAATTGGGTGTTCATGGGAACCAGCCGGCAAAACTGGCATGGAGTATCTCCGGGCCGGACAAATCAATGCAGTGGTGCCTTACGAAGTCACAATGTCCGGAACAGTGGATATCAAACCGCAGGATCGATTCATCGTCGAAGCACGTGGAAACGAACCGGAACACACGTTTGAGGTAAAAGCGATCTTACGCAACGCCGGCTTGCCAATGACAGTTCTTTGCACGCTGGAAGGATAGATGGCAGTTCAATCAAAGAATTATCTACCTCGGATTCAGATTCAGCTCGAAAGAGCGTTTTCTGAGTTGATTCGCAAAACTGCCTTTTCGATTGAAGCACGCGCGAAACAGTTAGCGCCTGTCGATACTGGACTCCTTCGCAATTCGATACAAGCAGAGATCAAGGGTCCACTGAAGGCGACTGTAGGAACAAACGTTGAGTACGCGCCCTATCAAGAATTCGGAACGCGGTTCCAAAAGGGCACGCCGTTTATGACTCCTGCATTTGACGCGGAAAA